TCCGGTAAGCAGGTCCGGCAGCACTTCACGCAATAACCTCACGCTGTAGGGAGAGGGCCTCCCGCGAAGGTCAGCCTCCAGCCATGTACGCCGTCCGAGAGCATCCGTCAGTGCAATCAGTAAATCATTTGCGGAAGAATCAAAGACTGAACTGGAGAAACCATCAATCTTTCGCTGAATTTCAATCTGCCTGTCACCAATATCGTCTATCTGGAGCGTCAGCGATTCACTGATGGCCTCAACAGCGGCCTGAGACGGCATCCTGCGCCCGGTGGCAGTCAGCGTCCCGGCTAAATTCATGTACTCGTCAGCCAACGCACTGCCGTCCGGGCTACGCACGTAGGTTGTGGAGTTCACCGGAATATTCGCTATATCCGCCTGGGCCGCTGCCAGCGTCGCATACTGCTTGCTGAGCGGAATGATGTTCTGCCGTATCTCATCATTTTTCGCCATCATCTGACGCCATGAATAAAGAGGCTCACCACCACGGTCGGGGACATCTGCGGCGGGCCCATTGACCAGCTTATCCAGGCGCTCGGCGTTATCGAGCAACACAGCGGGAGACGAGCTCCCCAGCTCCGGGTTAAAGGCCATGTTTTTTGCTCCAAAAAGAGGCTTCGCCCAAACGAGGGTTTGAGCGAAAGAAAAGTTGAAAGGGATTTTTTGGTATTAAGCGACGTCGCCGGGGTATGTGGCGTCGTCGTACTGGTAGAAAATTTCTTTATATTCAGGTGCAGTAATCTGACAGTTGCTGTCACCCGATGGGGCAACCTCCTGGACTATCCCATGCCGCGCACCCTTTTCACTGTCGCAGAACAATAACTTCGGCAGGTCAATATCTGGGTCGTTCATAATCCAGTCGTCGGGATGCAGGTCGTCGTTGTACGGCACCGTCAGCGTGAAATCATCTACCCGTTGCGGCGTCAGCATTCGCGATGATGGTCGACCGTCCTGAAACTGTATCCAGCAGCGAGGATTCGCGTAGCTCCAGTCCAGTGGCTCCGTGACGTGCAGCGTAATTTCCTGGAAGTCGTAAATCATCGCGTCAATCAGGCAACTTTGGGTTTTCCCGGTTGGAATGTCGTCGGACAAAATGATGTGATCACCGAAGTCATGACACCATCCCAGCATTGAAGTCGTAGCCGTATACGTTCGGCGTTGGTGGAGATATTTCATTAACCGACGCATCCCGATACGCCAGGCGCGATCTGCAGTCATGGCAACATCAATGGTGTAGGACTCCGTTTTGCGCGGAAAAGGATTTTCCGGCGTCCGGCACTGTACGGTTTCCTCCGCCCAGGTCACAGGGTTGATATATTTCACATCCACGCCATCAAAATCATCCTCCGACGGGACCCTGAATGACGTCTGCATTTCCTCCACGGTATCCTGAGGAGTAATGATCCCTGTCCAGCTTTTGACGCCCTCTCTCCCGACAGAAAGCAACCCGTCAGATAGCAGAAAATACCCCATGCCAGCCTCGGCTATTTTGTCGAAAATATCCTTTGCTGACGTGCTGTCACTGCTTGCCTGGTGATCAAAATATTCTCCCCTTGGCGTCCAGTAGGTAGCCTCCAGCGTACTGAGCGCCGCAATGTCGATCTGGTCGTTGCGATATCCAAGACTGCGGGCAAGATGCAGGAACGCACCGCTGATTGTCCTGTCACCACCGCCATCATAGTTTCGCGTGGCGACAACACTCACACGCTTGTCTGACTGCGCCGCCAGCTGGCCGCCGGTTTCAACCGTGATCCCTATTGTTGATATCCCTGCGTAGGAGGTTGGACGGGAAAGTAAACGACCTCTGAGCGCCTGCCAGAACATGCTGTCTCTCGCGTTGTTGCTCCCCTGCTCGTTACGGCGGCGGCATCTAACCTCCACCAGCCCAGGAGAGGACAGATCAAAACGCTCTGTAAAACCGAGGCCATTAATGTTTTTAAGCGCGTAAACCCCTGGCTTACTCGTCCACCCTGATCCGGAACCATAAACGCGATACTGGATTTCATACTCGACATGGCGGACCCGCTTATTCCCGTTGTTCTGGAACCCGCAAATTCCGTTTGGGAAAGCAAAGTTGACCTCGAAGGCATCCACAACTTCATTTTGCGGGCAGGCCAGAAAGGGGCCGAGCCAGGTTTCATTATCGTTAATACCAGACGCGGCAAAATCCACGACGGTACGGGTCATAAAGCCTGACCAGGTGCTGTCAACGACACCGTTAACCACACGCTGTACGGTCGCAGAGGGACCATCAGTAGACGCTATCTGGTATTCGTTGCCACGGTGCGCCAGGGAAATCCGCTGAGTGCCTTCCGGCAATCCGGAAAAGGCAGTGCCAGAATCGTATGCCAGCGTCACGCTGGCTGTTACCGCAGGGCTTCCGCCGCTGGATGCTGTACCAGCTGTAAATACCGGGCTGTCGCCAAATACTGACGCAGGCAGGAATGATGACGTAATGGAACCGCCACGCCAGGGGCTGGAGATCTCCACGATACGTATCACGCCGCCATCATCCTGAGCAATGAGCCCCGAACCATTCAACCCGCCGTTAATCGCTGCGAGCAAGCCAGACATTATGCCGTAGTTGGCGACCAGAGATATGGTATAGGTGATACCCTGCCAGGTCAGAGCAAAGGTCTGGCTGGTTGTCGTAAAGTCATACGTTGACGGCGAGGCACTGGCGCGTAATACCGCAGTCGCTCCCCCTGTTCCCGGAACGGCGTCCTGGTGAGGGGTATACGTGGCGATCTGCAGGTCATAGTCAGTACCGTTAAACGTAAGGGTGACAGGCATTCCGCTGAATGGCGCAATCTCTGACACGACGTCGCCTGTCAGCACGTTAAAACCGCCCTCGATGGATACCTGATAATTCACTGGCGCTTTCAGGGTGACAATTGCACCGGCGATCCAGCCAGGAGGAAGTTTGTTCTCATCCTCGTCTTCATCATTATCATCATCGACATCGAGGCCAGAAAACGAGACAGAGGCACCGCTGACGGACATTGCATCAGCAACGATATCACTGGCTTCAGGGGCAGTCTGAGCCATATCGAGGCCGCTGCCGCTCGACGTTCCCCCAACTTCCGTTGAGTTGAACCATATCTCACTGCGACGATCCCCGGCCACATTATCGCCAGGCCCATAGCTGGTATATGAAAAGCCCTCGCCTAAGGTCAGCGCCGGAGTTTCTCCTACCCGAAAATCCCCACCGGTATAGGAGAAACGCCCATATCCAAGGCAAACAAACATTTCGACCGTCATTCTGGTTGGATCAGCGGGGTCGAATCGCGTTACCGGCTGTACCAGGTAATCCGGGTAGATCCGGT